CAGCTGCTAAAGCGTCTCTCAATCATTTAGCAAATAACCTACAATACAACTCAGATAAAAAATACAAAATGACAACATTAAATCTAGGACTTTTAAATTCACCTATGCCTAGTGTATCACGTGACCAAGTTGCAGGTATAGTTTACAAACTCATAACAAGTTATCCTGAATTAGAAATAGCAGACATGACTATTCAAGCACACCATAACTATAAAAGTGTGCAGGATATGAAACTGTTTCAGAAGGGAGAATTGCATTGAGTTTAATCGGTGACATGTATAGAATAGTGGAGAATCCTAATCAAAAGGACGAGGAACACTATGCTCTAGAAATTATAAAGGGTGAATTCAAAGACACCGTTTATCAATATGGAAGGGTTCAATTCGTTGAAGGAAAACCCGAATTAAACTTTGAAAGAATTATTAGAAGAGTTCCCGAAGGTATGGATTTATCAGATTTAGAAAAAGATGAAGACCTAAATAACCTCATGGGAGATATTCTAGTTGAACTACTGGAAGAACAAGTCGCAAAGACAGGAGAACAAAATGAACGTAGATAGATGTAAAGAAGCAATAAAAAGACATGAAGGCGAAGTGCTGGAAATTTATATTGATTCACTTGGATTCAAAACTTTGGGTGTCGGACACTTGTGTCAACCTGATGACCCTGAATATGATTGGGAAGTAGGAACTGCAGTTTCACAGGAAGTTGTGGACGCATACTATGACTCAGATTTTGACAAACACATGGACGAAACAGTTCACGTAGTTGGTCAAGACGTTTGGAACACTCTACCAGGCGATATTCAAGAAGTTTTGGTAAATATGTGTTTCAATCTTGGTGGAACTCGTTTAGGTAAATTTAGAAATATGCTTAACGCAGTAGAAGACCATGATTGGACAAGAATGGCAATCGAAATGGAAGATAGTCGTTGGTTTAAACAAGTAGGTAGAAGGAGTGTCGAACTACAAGAAACAGTTAGGAATGTATGATTGATTTTCAAGACAAAGTATTAAATGCGATTGTTCAACAAGCAGACGCAATGATTTCAAAACATAAAATTAATGTTGAAGTATTAACAAAGAACGCAAGTGGTGTCGCAGAACACCCTGACTTAATGAAGACAGTGGAAGACGAGTTAGCTCAAATAGCACACTGGACTGATATTAAGGACGTTGCAATCAATAATTTTGATTTTCATTCTAAAAAGAATCTTGTAGAATAGTCTAGTCTGTAGTATAATTATATTATGGATTTCTATACTAATGTAGCAAGAACACGTGACAAAATTTTAGTAGTAGGATATCAAGGTAACAAGAAGGTAAAACTTCAAGTTGCCTATCGTCCGAATCACTACGTCAAATCAAAGAAAGGTCAAACCGCTTATAGGTCTTTAGACGGACAACCACTTGAGGTTGTCAATCTAAATTCTATGGGTGGTGCACGTAAGTTCAGAGAACAATATGAACAGGTTGAAGGATTTGATATCCACGGATATGACCGTTACGTCTACACATACATTGCAGATAAGTTCCAAGGAACTATAGAACCTAATGCCAAACTCATTCGTGTCGCTTCACTTGATATTGAGTGTGAATGTGAAGAGGGTTTCCCTGACCCTATGGAAGCGAAAGAAAAAGTCAATGCAATCACAATCAAACCATTCGGTAAAAACTCAGTTACATTTGGAATCGGCCCATGGGACGCACCTGCTAATGTAGACTATGTTGATTGTCAAGACGAAGCATTCCTATTGGAAGAGTTTATTAAGTATTGGGACAAACAATCTTTTGATATCATTACAGGTTGGAATGTAAACTCATTTGATATTACATATCTTTGTAATCGTATTGATAGATTATTTGGTGACGGATACCACAAAAAACTTTCGCCTTGGAGAATGTCAGACGTAAGAGAATTTACACAGTATGGTTATCAAAAGAATCAAGTCTATAACTTATATGGTGTCAATGTTCTTGACTATCTTGAACTATACAAAAAGAATACATTTATCAAACAAGAGAGTTATAAACTTGACCATATAGCACAAGTAGAACTTGGTAAAGGTAAACTTGACTATTCTGAATACGGTTCTCTTCACACATTATACAGAACTAACTATCCGTTGTTCCTAGAATATAATGTGCGTGACGTAGAACTGATTGAAGAACTAGAAGACAAACTAGGATTCATTGAACTGATTCAATCTATGGCTTATACTGCTAAATGTAATTATGCAGATACATTTGGAATGGTAAAGTATTGGGAAACAATTATTTACAACTTCCTAAAAGAACAGGGAATCCAAACACCACCACAGAAATTACGTGGACAAGATAAGACTAATAAGATTGAAGGTGCATATGTCAAAGAACCACTTGTCGGTGGACATGACTGGGTTGTATCATTTGACTTGAACTCACTCTATCCGCATATTATTATGCAATATAATATCTCGCCTGAAAAAATGATTAAAGGTAAGGTTGACGTTTCTGTTCCAAAACTATTAGACGGTAAAACTAAAATTACAGGTGACTATGCTGTAACACCAAACGGTGCACAATTCAAAAAAGATAAACAGGGTTTTCTTCCTGAACTTATGGAACAATTCTATGACGAAAGAAAGTTGTGGAAAAAGAAAATGATTGAGTATCAAATTGAAAGTGAATCTTGTAAAGACAGGGCAAGAAAACGTGAACTAAACACACTAATCAAACGTGCGTATAACAACCAACAAGTTCGTAAGATTGCATTGAACAGTGCTTATGGTGCTCTTGCTAATCAATGGTTCGCATTCTTTTCAGTTGACCTCGCAGAAGCGATTACAACTTCGGGTCAATTAATTATTCAATGGGGTGAGAAAATAATCAATGATTGGTTAAACCAAGTCCTCAAAACAGAAGGTAAGGACTACGTGATTGCTATCGATACAGATTCGTTATACATTACACTGGACGATTTAGTTCAACAAGTATTTCCCGAAGACACACCGAAGGCGAAAATTATTGACTTTATTAATACTATTTCAGAAGATACTATCGAACCTGTTCTTGCAAAAGGATATGAACAACTTGCACACAATACAAATGCATTCCAACAGAAAATGCAAATGGGACGTGAGGTGATTGCAGACAGAGGTATTTGGACTGCTAAGAAAAGATATATCTTGAATGTGCATGATAACGAAGGAGTCAGACTCGCAGAACCTAAACTTAAAATGATGGGGATTGAAACTGCAAAGTCTTCAACACCACAATGGGTCAGAGGTAAACTTACAGACGCATTTAATGTTGTCATGAATGGAACAGAACAAGACTTATGGGAATTCGTAGAAACTGCCCGTAGAGACTTTAGGACGCTACCGCCTGAGGAAGTTGCATTCCCTAGAGGTTGTCGTGGACTCAGACAGTATTCAGATAGAACAATGATTTATAGTAAAGGAACACCCATACACGTAAGAGGTGCTTTACTTTACAACAAACTCTTGCAGGATAAAAATCTTGACATGAGGTATGAGTTAATCAAGGAAGCAGAACAATTACATTTCTCTTACTTGACCACACCCAATCCTATCAATGAGAATGTGATATCTTTCATACAGTCATTACCAAAAGAATTTGATTTACATAGATTTATTGACCATGATAAACAATTTGATAAAGCATTTGTTGAACCATTGAAAGCAGTGATTGGATTAATTGGTTGGAACCCTGAACCAGTCGCAAGTCTTGATAGTTTCTTTTCGTAATCAACAGCGCCCTTTCATAAATAAAGGGTTATGTATGAATATAGAGCAAAAATTTTAAAAGTCATAGATGGAGACACAGTAGATGTTGATATCGACCTAGGTTTTGGCGTAGTCTTAACAGACGAAAGAGTCAGAATGATGGGCATCGATACACCTGAAAGCCGAACAAGAGATAAAGTTGAAAAAACTTTTGGTAAAGCTTCAAAGGCACGTTTAATTGAAATTTTGGGAGAAGATACTATATTACAGACTCAGATAAATAAAGACGGTGAAGATATGAAAGGAAAATTTGGAAGAATCTTAGGAGACTTTCAAATAGAAGTTGACGGTGAAACTAAACTAGCAACACAAATGTTAGTTGA